TTAACGACAGCGATTGCGGTTTCATCTAGTTTAGTGTTCTTCGTCCGTTTTTTGTTTACGTCCTCAAAGCCAGCCAAGTCAACAGCGATGTAGTAGTCTCCTTCCTCTGGCTCTTCTCCGAACTGGACCCAATCTTCTTTGAACATTTCGGAGCCTCTGGCTTCAAACGAGGCCATGAACTCTTGTCTAAAGGCGTAACTCGACATTGATTTCTTTGCCATGTCGATTTCGTTCGGGTCCAAGATTGGATTGTCGTAGCTGGTGAAATGCCAGCCCCTGTAAGTCTCATCGTCACCTAACTCTGCGTACTTGTACAACTCGTAGAAGTGGTTCCTGCCCATAGGCGTACCTATGAACAGTGCTTCACCTTTCTGGTCAGCCAGTGCTGGACGGAGAATCTGTTCCCATACGTCAGGCTTCATGTCTGCGTACTCGTCCATCACGAGAAACTTCAAGGACACACCACGCATTGTCTCTGGCCTGTCGGCTCCCTTGAGACTAATCGTGGCCCCGTTGACCAGCCTGATCTGGAGATTGTTGATGTGACTTCCAGATATAACAGGGTGTCCTAGCTCCAACAGGGTTTGCCACATGATGTCACGGGCTTGCCCTTGGGTGGGCGCAACGTAAAAAACGTGTCCTTTGTCGGACTGTAGAGCGTTGATAATCAACATCCAAGCAGCTAGGCGAGACTTCCCTGTCCTTCGCCCAGCGGCTACTACTTTGAACCTAGTAGGATCAGAGTATACTTCCTGCTGCCATGGCAACAGTTGTACGTTTAGGTCGGTCAAATATTAACCTTCCCATCCTGCGTCGTTTTCGTCGTATTTGTCATCACCATTAGTATCACACGAGCGTTGCCAAGAAATCATGTCAAAGGTTAATCCTTCGTGCCACGGTACGTACGCTTTACACCACTCGTGAGATCCTACAACCATTTCATCAGTACCGTCTGGATCAGGTACGTAGTCACGCTTTTTGTTTTCGTCTACTGGTTTAAAATAAACACCACCTTTTTTGTAAGTGGTTTTAGAGTAGACGTTGTGTGTTGTTACAAAGATGTGTTCGTTGTCTTCTAACGTATAAGTAGATCCGTCATCGTAGTTGATTACAGTTTGGCTAAAAGACAAAGATGAGAAAAGAAACAAAAAGGCTGCAAGATATTTCATTAAGTTACGCTCCGTTAAAGTTTACAAATACTGCTGGTTGCTCCAACAAGTCAAAGGTTACAACAAACTCCATGTCTCCAGCAGATGTAGTGTACGCTTTGATAGCGTCACCAGCCTGAAGAACAAATACAGCAGACCCGTCTAACAAAACGTAGTCCTTAGCTGATACGTTACCACCACCTAAGATGTCTATACGAGTACTGTCTGCTTTGTCTACGTAGATACCAGCGCCGTTAGTAGAACCACCAAGGTTACTAACAAAGAGCATAGTCCAGTGGGCTACGTAACCGCTAGGGATTGTAGTAATAGTTACTACGTCTGTGGTTGTTACGTTAGCGTTCTTAGTGTACAGCATCAGTAAGTCCAAATCACAGGAGCAGAACCCCGTGTGTCTACGTGAATAAAGTCACCAGCGACGCCTATACCCGTAAAGCCCAACTGAAGCGCCTCTCTTATTATTGTGTACCGCTGAGCAGAGTTAGTTATTTTTATGTCTGCCGCTATTCCTTGCGAATGGGTTCCTGGTACATCTTTCTTGGCTTCTATGGGGTGGGTAGGGCTTCTAAAGCCGCTGGTGATAACAAAAGGAAAACCACACCGATCCCTTAGTTCATCTACTAATTCCATGAACTCTGGTTCCATGTTGTTTTCACCTGTGTGTTGGCAGTCAAATTCAGATACGGTGAAGTGTCTCAAGAGGTTTTGGTCCTTAGGTACTCAAAGAACAGTTCAGATTGACCTTCAGCTTCGTCAATCAACGAGTTCACCTTCGATTGTGCTACTCTCTGGATAGCTAGAATCAATTGTTGCGCCTCCAACCCCAGTGATATTAATCTGGATCGCACTTCTCCCTCCATCTTTTGTGACCTCCTTCTCAAATGCACCTACAGGTAGTATCCTGTCCATTACTAACTTCCAAGCCGCAGCCTGATTCTTGTGGTCGTGGTCCAGAGCAGCCTCAAATATAGTCTCCAGGACTTTAGCTGACTTAGGACTAGCTAACATTCTAGCTTTGTACTCGTTAATTATCGCTGCGTCACCCTTTGGACGGCCACGGACCCCTCTGCCGCCCTTAGACTTAGCAGAGATTTCTTTCTTTTTTGGTCTACCTCTAGACCTTTTTCTTAAATTTATTTCTTTTCTTTCTTGTGCTTGGGCTTCTAGGGTGTCTTTATCCGACATTATCCTGTGTCCTTGTGTTTAACGCTAGTTCGCATGAGTCCCTTACCTAAGGTAACAGATGAAGGGATCTATACGAACAATTCCTTAACTAATACCTTAGTATCTATTAATATTATATCATATTTTTAAGGAAAAGTCAAGGTTTATTTATGGTAATATTACATAGTATTACTGTATTGTAGGCTCTAGTGGGCAAGATTTAGGTCTTTTTAGGCCAACTTGACTTTACTGTTGTAGAACAAGTGCTTAACAAGAGTTAAAAGTACCTCTTTTTTTACTATTTTTAGTCAAATTCACTCTTTTGCAAGCAGGGGTGGGTACAACTATAATTAACACAAGTAAACCCCCCTCCCCCGCCCCAAAGTTATCCACAGGTTTTACACAAGTTATCCACAGGATATGCACAAGTTATCCACAGGCAACCTGGCACAGTCCTTGCATACACAAGCAAAACTTATGCCAACATTGGTATCACTAGAGTTGGCACAGTTATTGCTAGGGCGCCTAGCGCAACCATAAATTTCTCTGGCAGTCAACAATTAATTAATGGGAATATTCACATGCAGAAATATGTTGACAAAAGTAGACAAGTGTGGGCCAAAGTGGCACCCTCTGGAACCACAAGCAGCACAAGTTGTCAACAGAAAACACAACAAAAATAAAGTAAAAAATGCACACAAAAACAGTTGACACCAGAGACTACATCAGTAAAATGGGAACCATCAAAGGCAACACAACAACAGAGGCAGACACACATGAAAGCATACATATACAAAGCACCGAAGGCACAACAGGTAGAAGGCAAGCAGTACATTCTACAGGTACAGTTGACACACCAAGAGATATTGCACACAATACCAGTGCAAGGAGTCCGAGAAGGGCGCAAAGTAGCCAAGCAGTACAACGCAACACCGTGGAACTTTTAAGGGGACAAGAGATGAACGGATACGAATCCTACGACCACTGGAATACAGCTCTCTGGATCAACAACGAAGAACGTTTCTACAATATGTTGCAAAACAAAGTAGAACTCGCCGTGTACATGGTTTGCAGTAGACAACAGGCCATCATTGAGTTGATCCGAGACTTACCAGAGTTGACACCAGATGGTGCTGTGTGGCAGTCTGAAACAATCGAAGACCTATTCGATGAAAACTATCAAGAACAGTTAAAGCATAGCTAAGGAGATAAACCATGCCAGTGGAAAGAACCAAAGAGGAACTACTGCAAAGATTCAGGGAAGAGCGGTATGTATTTAAAGCGCCTCCAGTTTGTCCAAACTTATGGTCAGATTGGGATTGGTGTAGGTTCATAATGAGCTACAAAGGTTTTGGTGATGTAATTTTAAAAGAGGCGAAAAAATAACGATGATCGAGCCAGAATGGTTTTGGGGTCTTGGTTGCCTGCTGTTAGTAGCGTGGTTAATCTTTTCAGAGGAGACAGAACAATGAAAAAATTACAGTACGTGTTTTCAGACATTCCAAACGACGACGAAGGGCGCGAATTTGTCCGACTCATGCGGAAGTATTTTAACGGCGACACATACGACATTCGTGTCCGTGGTCAGTACCTCAAAGATGAGTTGAGGGCTAACGGGGGATGGCGCAAATACAACTACGGTCAGCCGATCGAAGCCTCCAAGTGTTTACGTGTCTACATCACAGGAGATTACGTCTAATGAAACCAACAGTCCTGTTTTTGTTCAACCACAGCACCTATGCTCTACAGCCTTGGATTGACGACGGAAGGTTTAACGTCGTGACGGTAGACTACAGCGACACGGACCACTCAGCGTTTCACGCAACCGAAGACCGATTCGGACAGGCCTTTGTTCGTCTTAATGTTGACCTTAGCCAACCTGATGCGTTTAAACGCGTAAATACACTACTACAGTATGGCTTGGGTTTTGCCTTGCCTTCTCTGGTCGTGTCGTTTGCTCCTTGTACTGACCTTGCTGTGTCTGGTGCGGCTCACTTTGAGCGTAAGCGCTTGCGTGATCCAGAGTTCCAAAACAAAGCAGTGGCACAGGCTCGTTTAGCCGAGGCTTGGGGTGTGCCTTACGCGGTCGAGAATCCTGTGAGTGTTTTGTCTACCCTTTGGCGTAAACCTGACCACACATTCCACCCTTACGAATACGCAGGCTTTTGTGATGAAGGCCC